GTCTTGATCTTCTTCTAAATACTTCTTTACATCAATCATTAGTCTACCCTAATCTCCTCATCACTAAGAACTGCATCCACATCTGGATTACCTTCTATCTGATCTTCATGCATCCATCTAAGTAGTGAATTCTTAGATTTATCTGCTGCTGGATACCAAATACCTTTTGTTTTAGGTGTTACTGTTTGACCAACTAATTCTGCAAATGCCATTAAATCTTCTTCATTTCTAAATCTGATCTTTAACATTTTCCATGCTTCATTTTGTTTCTGATCGAATTCAGGCATAGAATCCCACTGATGTGGTGTTTCTATCTCTTCTTCTCCAGATAATACAAATAGACTTTCACCTTCGTAATTGGCTTGTCTATCTTTTGTTGAATTGTTTTTAACTGCCATTTAATGCCTCCTGTTTTAATCTGACTAGTTTTAGACCTTTATCGTCAATACCTTTAGGTATATTTAGGTCCGATTTAAGAGTAGGTTTTTCTTTCTGGAAAATAGAATAGTCAATGTGGTGATGCCACCTACCCCATTTCCAAGTAACCTTAACACAATCTGGATGTTGCTTCCTTAATGATTCTGCAAACTCTCGTCTGTTATCATATTCTTCATTTCCTTTACGATTGTTCTGATCTCCCGTTTGGTCGATATTATATAACTCTTCTGTGTTACCACCTTTCATTGTCATTGTAGTAATCTTACCACAAGCAAAGTTGTTAAATAAGAAAGTATGGTATCCTGCCTTCATAATCCTTAGAGACAAGTCTGTATCTTCATTGAATCTACCTCTCCAGGCAAACTCTGGATAAATATCATTAGCCAATAAGATACAAGAATATACTCTAGTGTTATGATAGTAAGGTGGGCGCTTAGTAGTTGCTGGTAAGAAGTAACTGTAGTTTAAACCTGACATTTTAACATCTGTATATCTATCAGTAAATTCTTCACTAGCACTAAAGCACGTTCCGTCGGTGATCTTTATTTTAGCATTCTTATGTAATCTATACATATGCTGTATATTATCATCAAGAATCCAATGTCTTTTTGCACCAGTTGAACATGCATGTTCCCATACAAAGTTACGCACAGGAATTGATCCTTGCCCTAGATTAGTAAATGGAGTAACCAGAATATTAGCTGGGTCAATGACTGCAGCGTAATCATTATATTCTTGTGGTTCAACTACTATAGTATAAGGAGTGCCATTTGCCTCTAGGGTCTTAACAGTCAGTCTAGTGTCTGCTCTACCTTTAGAGATAATATAAATTGGATATTTTGGTTGATTTCCTGCCATTATAACTCCTTGATAAATATTCCGTCTACCATCTTGCCCTTGCGATCTTTAATATCATTATAAGCAACTTCTAAGCACTTATCGATAGTTAAGTTATTACGAATGGCAATATTAATAAGTACCACGATACAGTCGCCAATATCATCGGCAACATCATTTCCTTTACAAACATTATCTGATAACTCTCCCACTTCTTGAATTAATTTACATACTTGGTCTTTGTCAGTAGCACCTTCAATAAGATTTCTATCTTGATGCCATTGGCCGATCTTTTGTATCAACTCTCCAGTTCTTACGCTCGTATTCATTAGACTATAATATCCTGTTTTTTAGGTGTAATGATTTTCTTTGGGTTTCTAACTGATTCTACTTGTGAGATTAACTCATCAACTGGGTCTGCCACAAATAGAATATTACTTTTATTAATTTCTAAGCCTTCTTTCCAGCTCTTGGTGTATGGCATAAATGGCATAAATGCAATCTTACCTTCACCGCCAGGGATTAATACATACCCCTTTTTAATTGTTACTGTATCAGTAGTTTCGGTAATGTCTCCTATGACCTCTTCTCCTGATGATATTCTTACTAGTTTCATAATATTTCCTTAATTTATATTGTATATTATACTACACTTTCCCATAAAAGTAAAGTGGTTTATCCAAAAAAGTCCTCTAAATTTGAAGTTTCTTCGGTAGTCCATCCAATGGCCTTGAATATGGGTTCAATAGGGTCAAGGAATGTTTTTTGAAATTGTATTTCATAATCTATATAGTGATCCAATTCGAACTCTTTTGGGAGGTACTGCATAAATCCGATTACGTTTTCTTTAATGGGGTTAGGCGTTTTGAGATATATAAATTTAATCTTCTCGCCATTCTTGATTGGCTGATATTTCTTTGTAAGGGTTTTATTCTTTAACAATCTGTTATGAAGTAGAGCAGCACGAACATGCATTGGAGTACCTTTCTTGTAGATGGTTTGCATGTTTGAATATTCTGTGACATTACTTACCCCACGTGGGAATGCAATATCATGTGCTGGTAATGTTTGGAAGTATTCTTTGAATTGTAAGATTGCCTTTTGGTTATCACTTTCGGAACCTTTCATAATAACTTTGAAAAGTTCTTTAAGAGCATCACGGCATGGTGCAGGTGTTGAGGACTTAATGGCCTCGATGCCCATAATTTTAAGTTTAGGTTCTTTATATCTAACACCCTCGTTATCATGCACGTTTAGGATATATCTTTTCTTGGCTGTCCATATAGCACGATCTGCAATGGCCTCTCTCTTCATAACCATACGATCATCAATCCCGCCCATTTGGCAGAACAGTTCTTGATATGCCTGACTAAGGACTGGTTCTAGTTTTTCACTAGCAACTTTATCAAGGAAATCAACTGGATTGGATGGGTTGACTTGTTCTACCAAAGGGCCAAGATTAACATAGAGCGAATCTGTATCGATGGCAATAATATAATCTGTATCTGTATTCATTACTTTATTTAGGTATCTATTAAGAGCGACTTCTGCCCATCTAATAGTTAATTGACCAGAGAGTGTAATGGCCTCTGCAATACGTTGATCAAAGAAACGGAAGTACTTGTTACCCATAGCACCATAAAGTGAGTTAAGAAGAATTTTAATTGCCATCTGTTGATTTTCTGCCACTGATATTCTACGTTCAATATCATAGAGTTTTTGTTTATCACCAGGGACTACATTCTGCAATTCTTTCTGTGCATCGATCATCTGTTTCTTGATTACAACACGTTCACTATATAAATCATCTACTAAGGTAGGCATCATGCCCCTCTTACTAGTACTAAAGCATTGGCCGTTACCGCCAACCGCACTACCATTTCTATCAAAGGTATAGCCATCTAGTATCTTATCAATATTAATTGGTATCACTTTACCATTTTCTATTGTTTCAGGCGACATATTGTACTGCATGATGATGGATGGATATAGTGAGTTAAGGTCGAATGATACCACGTGTTCATGTAAACCAACTACTGGATCTTTTACATATCCGCCAGGGTAATTAGTCTTGATCTTACTTTCTGAGAATGGCATGGCAATCTTTCGGTCATTAAGATATCTGTAAATAATAGTATCCCAGATTGCAGTAACTCCGAATGTATCGGAATAGTTAACGCCACCTTTATAAGCCATAGTCAACATAAGTGTAATAAGGCCCATCTTATCTTCCAGTCGGTCAACCAACTCAACGTCTTTGATATTATAATCAATGAATTTTTGGTGGTCATTTTTATATAGGCTGTGAAGTGAACCATACTCTTCATAGGATAGTTTCTTCTCGCCTAGAATAACATGAGCGATATGATTAAGAGCATAGGACTCTTGGGCTGTGTAAGTATACTTCTGAAATAGTTCCATGTAATCTGCATGGCCAACACCCTTAATATCAAAGACAGTTTGTTCTCTATTCATTTTACGGGCCGTTCTTCGGTCAACCATACCCCATGGGGATAATCTTTTAGGAGCATCATCGCCGAGTAATCTAATTGTTCTATTGACAATATATGGAATATCAAAGTACATAGTATTCCAGCCAGTAATAATATCTGGGCAGTTACTAGGTAAAGACCAATGATTGATAAATTTATTGATAAGGTCTACTTCTGATATACAGTGTTCATATATTACACGATGTGTTTTCATAATAGACTGATCTGTATTGTATTCTCCAAGGCCCCACACATAATAGGTATTATCAATATTGTTCTTCATGGCGATTGATATAATTGGATGTTCTGCTTGATCTGGTTCTGGGAATCCATCATCAGATGCAACCTCGATATCAATTGAGGTTACGTTAATAATATTACGATTGAATTCAATATTGCCAGGGAACTGGTCATTGATAAACTGAGATATGTATCTGTCATTGCCATAGATTTCTCTACCAGCAGTATGTTTGTTTACATCCATCCAATCTTTGGCCTCTCTCATAGAGTCAAACTTGATAGGTGCACATGGATTACCATCTAGGGAAGTCCAATCTCCCTGCGGGGTATTTACGAATAGTGTTGGTTTGTATTTGATACGTTTCTGGACTTTTTTGCCATTTTCGTAGCCACGATAAAGTAGCATATTTCCGTATCTTGTAACATTAGTGTAGAAATTCATATAGTCCAATCCATAATTAATAAGTATATTATACTACAATTCAAATCAAATGTAAAGAGGTTTTTTTAAAAAGTTGGTGGTACCCAGAAGGATACCACCTTATATCATGACCATTAAAGATTAGTAGAAGCTAACCAAATGATGGATGGTGCAATTAAAATTGTTCCTATCATCACAAGGAGTAGTTCAGCTACTTCTTTAAGGGCCGCAGATAGATCATCATGTTGTTTCACGATGTTGAGTAAAGTCCTCATTTTATATCTCCAGTAGAAATTGTTGCAAATATCCACTGAGTTTTCGCTGCTCACCGGAATCTATTCTTGAATAAATTCCTTCTTCTTTGATGCCCCAGCAGACCCTATATTGATCTTCCTAGGACGCTTCTCTTCTGGAACTTCTACTCTGGCATGTACCACAAGTATTCCGTTCACTAGATCAGCACCGTCTATTACGACAAACTCGGAAAGACGGAAGTTCTTTTCGAATTTACGGGACGATATACCTTTATGTGCATATTCACGATCATCTTTAGCAGTTTCACCCTTAACAGATAAAATACCATCCTTTACCTCAACAGAAATTTCCTCTTCCGAGAATCCTGCAACAGCTAATTCAATGATAAAGTTTTCATCATCTACCTTAACAACGTTGTGAGGTGGGTAGTTATCCTGAGTTCTTCCAGCAGTGTGGATTCTTTCAAGTTCGTTAAGTATCGGTTCAAATCCGATAAAGAGTGAACGTGGCACGTTCATTGTATTTCTTACCATTTTAGTTTCCTCCTATATATAGCAAGGTTATTAATGTGGACCCGATTATTCGGCATCCACATATATTTATACAACTTTCGTTGTTAGTTTAAAAAATTAGAAACATTTTTTTACGATTTTATTAATTCTGCCGCATTTCATAAATTTATGAAACTGTTTCCATTTATTCTTTATTAGTTTTTTCATTATTGCTATTTCCTATGTTATATTTAGGACATAGCTGCCATTCAGCTTTTTCTTTGTAGGGAATAACTTTTATTTGTCTCAATGGTGCTACATCCTTACTCTTTTCTGTATTGAGTATACTAATTAGACCCCAATCAGCAAGTAGAGTTGCGATTGTATTTCTGCGATGTAGATCATTCTCGATTAAGTTTGATGGTTTACCATCTAGCAAAAATAGTTCTTTAAAGTGAACTATAAAGTATCTGCCTTGTTTGTGTAAGATATGACATGACTGATATAGCTTCTGATCTTTTCGAGATGCTACACCTATTCTGGTTAATGTTTCCCTTATCTTTAAGAAATCATCTGGTTCATTTAAGGATACTTCAAGCATATCTGCTGGTATCCAGTTTTTAATTTCAATATTATTTTCGTTTTCCACCTTTATACATCCTTTTTTTCAATGTTTCCAACTGTTCATTATTAAGTAAGGATAGTACGGACTTAGCCTTTTCATTACTATATCCATAATATTCTTTGATAATTTCCAAATTAGAAACGGATTCTGGTTTGGCCCATTTGGACCACCTTTTCTGCTTCTTAATTATATTTATAAAAAAATCATATTGAAGCCGTGCATCCAGATGGTGATGTACGTTCATTTCGTTGGCATATAAGATAGTATCGCGGAAGTTACCTAGACCACGATTGACTATAAAGGCGTTATATTCTTTCTCAGCGATATCATCTACCATTATACCTTTCTTATTATTAGTGATATCGTTTATATAATCGAAGGGGTTCATTTGAATTGAACTCCAGCCATGATCTCTGTGCAACAGGCGACCATGTTGATTTCGTGATCTGCAACGAAACTATTTTTATATTGATAGTCTGCGAGAATAAGTACAAGCTGTGGGATACTTTGAGGTTCCACATACTCATACATATTATCATATAGCTTTCTAAAGAGAGCTGCAGGTTCTTGGTCAATATTATCTGTAACCCATTGTCGCATCTTCTTAAAGTCTTTACCTTTTAAGGCCGACATAAGATTATTGATAGATACTTCACCCAAAGAAGTAAGTATGCCAGAGTCAATGTGGTTAGATACAGAATACCTTTGTAACTCATTAAGAACTCTACGCCAATCTGGTAAGTATTTCATAATGAGTTCGGCAACTACAGCCTCTTCATATTCAACACCTTCTTGGGTTAGAATTTTACAGCACCTTTCTAGGAACTGCATACATAGTTTAGGAGTATCTTTCTTTGCAATGTTGAATTCTATTACAGAACAACGAGAATGCAGTGGATCAATAATCCTGTTCTTAAAGTTACAGGTCATAATAAACCTGCAGTTGTTACTGAACTCTTCAATGAATCCACGTAACGCAGGTTGGGTGGATTGGGGATTTAGATAATCTGCTTCATCTAAAATGACCACCTTGTATCCACCCTGTAATGATACTGTAGAAGCAAAGTGTTTAATCTTTGTTCTAAGTGTATCAATGTTGCCTTCTTCCGATCCGTTAATGATCAGATAGTCTAGCCCCAGGGTCTTACATAGAGCCTTGGCAACAGTTGTCTTACCGATACCTGCAGTACCAGTAAGAAGTAAATTAGGAATCTCACCAGTATCAACGATTGTTTGAAAAGTTTTCTTAATCTGTGATGGTAAGATTGTGTCTTGTATAGTTTGGGGTCTATACTTTTCTACCCATAAGAACTCATTGTTCATTTAACTACCTCCCAGCCAGTTACAGTATTTACTCTAAAAGAACGCCATGCGCCTTTATCTAAACACCACACTGCAATATGATCTGAATTAGGAGATACACTTTCTAGTATAGTTCCAATTCCATTCTCTCGCAAGATATCTGGGTTAAGTGAAGATTCCATTACACGTATTTCATTTGTAATGATTTTCTTAAAGGTTATATTTACTATCCCGTTTTGTAAGGCAGAGATAAGAGCCTTGACTTCATTTGTATTCATAATATAAATCCGTTAATTATAATAAAAAAATATGGGGGAGCCACCCCCAATCTCATGGCTAGTTAGGTTACGCCTCTTCGGCTTCTACCTCTTCAACAGATGGTTCTTCCACAGGAACTTGTCCTTCAGGAACATCGCCATCTTTAGGTGCCGCAGCATTTAGAAATGCCACAGTTCTGTTTCTAAGGCCACCTACTGCCTCTAGCTCTTGCCCTTCAAAACCACCGCGTCTTGATACTAGATCAATGATCTGCACCATAGTAGCAATATCTTGTAGGGATAGATTTGGAGCCTCTTGCCCCTCTGCACCTTGTGGTGCTTTTACTTCTTCAGTCATTTTTTTCTCCTTTGCAAAGTAGACTAATTATGAGAGACCCGAACCATTCGGCATCTTCTCGTATTATCCTCATAATGTTATGAGAATTCTTTTTAATGTATTTATATTTATACACCATAAGTACTTGATTTCTCTAAAGCGATAAAATAATTTACAGGTAAATTAGTGTTACACCATTTAGAAATTAACTTAGATGAAATAAATACATTGTAATCGCCATCAACTAGCTTTAAGTTAGCAATGTTCATGACAAAGTTAAACTTAGAACCTGAGGTATTAGCACCTAGGTCTAAAGTATAAGTATTTGCGCTTGTATCTTTAGCATCAAATATTTCAACGGTTACATTGTCTTCGCCTTTTATAGCAAGATCAATATGACCAAGGACGTTTGCCGCCTTCTTAATCTTACCGATAGTATCAGCTGTAAAGTGAATCTCTACATCAGTAGAAGGCATTGTAATATCTTTCTCTGGCGTCGTTAGAATACTTGGTGCTGCAAAGAAATATTTTACCTTATTGGTATCATCTTTGAATAACACGGCGTTATCTTCGAACTGCAAGGTAGGGTTTTCAATAAGACCATGAATCGATAAAAATTCATTAAGGTCATAGATTCCCATATCAGCAGGAAAGTCCTCGGTGATATTTGCGACAGCCAGAATGTTCTTGGCCTCGGAAATAGTTTTTAGTTGTTTACCAGGTTTTAACACCATGTTTGCATTGATCGTAGCAAAATTGGCGAGTAATGCCTGGGTTTCATTCGATAGTTGCATTTGCATCTCCATTTATTTAATAGTTATATTATACTACAAGTTCGGACATTTGTAAAGTCTTTTTTGCAGTTACTCTTCATTAATACGATCATGCTCATATAGAGCAAGTAATCCATAATGTAAAACCTTCATAAGGTCTTTGCGATACTCACTAGGAGAATCACCTTTCTTCCCATAACGCGCATTGTATTTATCCACATTACCTAAGAAAAATCCTAGGCCGTGTCCTCTATCAATGATTACTTCACTTGATTGAAGTCCTCCTTGACCATAATGAGCATTATAAGTTGAATCTATGTAATCCTGGAGCTCTTGTATCAGAGCTCCTTCGTTAAATTTGTAGTCTGGGTTAGGCTGTTTCATATGTATCCTCGTTTGTAGTTTCATCTTCGAAGGTAACTCCTGAATCCACTTTAGTGTATAAGTCTAAGAAGGCGGCCTTAGTATCATCATCAAACCTTGCAATACATAGGTCTATCGCCTTCATCTTGTTATCAAAGATAGAGAAAGTTTGGACTATGTGACATAACCTTCTAGTTGAAATTACCTCGTCAACGCCATCATCATAGAATGTCTTTCTGATAATGTCTGCCCAAGATACTAGTTTCTCAGCAAACTCTACATCTGTCTTGCCGAACTTTTCCATATGTTTGGCAACGATTTTCTTTTCTACTGTTTGACTTGGAAACTGCTGATCTATAGCTACTGTAAATCTTTCTAAGAAAGCATCATCTATGATTGAAGCGGCTGTAAACCTGCCATCTTCTGAGCCCTTACCTTTAGTATTGGCTGTGGCAATAACATTAAATCCAGGACTTGGTTCTACTACCTCGCCGGTCTTTTTAACTAGTACTGGTTTTCCTTCTAGGATACCTTGTAAACACATAATCTTGTTAGTTGCTCTATCGACTTCATCCAGTAGAAGAACAGCTCCTCTTTCCATGGCCTTAAGAACTGGCCCTTTAGAGAATACTGTTTCTCCATTGATAAGTCTGAATCCACCTAGTAGGTCATCCTCATCCGTCTCAGGATTAATTTGAACTCTGATGAACTCTCTACCTAGTTTAGCGGCCGCTTGTTCAACCATGAAAGTCTTACCGTTACCAGATAGACCTGACACATAAACTGGGTAAAACATTTCAGACTTGAGGATTTTAACCACATCTGAAAAGGAACCCCATGGTACGAATGTTGGGTCTTTTTTGGCAAAGTTTGATTCTTCATTTACTATTGATTGCATCTTAACCACGTTTGATAAACCAGCAATTGGTTCTTTTTTAACTGGTACTATCATGGCCGAAAGGTCATAAACACCAGGTTTAATCCTAATCTTTGCATCGATTAAGTCCCAGAAGTCTTTTCTTGAATAACCCAATGAGTCAGCTGTATCACTGATTTGGGCTCTTTTAAACTCTGTCTGGTCTGGGAATCTTTGAGCCAGAGTTTCAAGGATTATTTGAGTTGATTTTTTCATTTTATTCATAATATAAGTTACTCCATTTAATTAATTTACTAGTATATTATACTAGGTTTTGCACTGCTTGTAAAGTGTTTTGCTGAAAATAATTCATTTATTTTCATCTTTTTTTGCAAGTGTATCAAATATGTTACACTCAAGCTACTGCTCCTCCGAATTTAGTGAGAAGCACTTTGTTAGTTTTCTTGGTTTTTGAAAACTTCTTAAAGGCTGTTCTAATCTGGGCATCGGACATGTGATCTTCCACCTCAAATTCTTCTTCTTTAGTGTCTAAGGTCTTGCCACCTTTGACCATATAGTAAGTATCATATCCTTTAATTTTCTTAAACTCAACACATTTGTTTTTACTATATTCTCTGTTACAGGTTTTTCTAAATTCCACATCATCAATATCGTTATTCTCATACCATGCAATGTCGTTTAGTCTATACTTCCATTCAGAGCCTTCCGCCATGAAGAATCCAATATTGTTAGTATTGTACATCTTCTTTAGATTATTGAGAAGAGCCTTAGTTAAGTTATTGTTTCTACCTCTTGTTGCCTTGACGGTTTTACCTTGAACTATCAGTTTCATATCATCTGAATATTTGTAGTAATCATTACCATGGATAGATATTCTATTTGCATCTCCATCTGTAAAGGTTAAGAAGTTAAGCTTTTCAATATTATGTTTTGCTCTGAATTTCTTAACCACATCATGGCAAACTATTAATGACTGATTAAGTGGAGTAGAACCCCAACTTTCTGAGTAACCGACTGGCATATGGTTATGTATATCTGGTATTGTTCTTAGGAAAAGATATTTAGTAGCCTCGATATAATCGGCCTTTTTCATTTCTGAACTAACCAAAAGTGGCATCCTGAGATCATCCATATCTAAATCTCCAGGGAGATAATCTCTTTCTATATGAGAAGCACTCCAGCCACCTGTTGTGAATGCATAGACTTCAAAAGGTATATTAACTGATTTGCAAAATACTATGGTGTGAAGTATTTGATCCATTACATATCTCATAGAGCTAGACATTGATCCAGAATAGTCTACCAACATGACCATGCCGTGTGACTTGGCTTTTGGTAACTTGGTTGCCTTTAGAAAGATATCATCATTTGTTTTATATGACCATAACTTATTGACATTGATGTTACCAGTCTTAGCCTCTGTAGCTCTTTGCCACTGAGTCGCAGCCTTTTTCATTTCGAATTCTCTAACTGCTGGTTGAACATTCTTTTTTAGTTGTTTCATATAAGAAGGATAATCATCTAGCTTTTCTTTATATTCTGTCATATAACTTACATTATATTCTTTGGCTTCTTTTTCTAATTTAGCAGCGCAATCATTTCTTTGTTTTGAAAGTGTTTTAAAATCTACTAAAGATTTTTGAATATTCTCTTTTGAGATTTGGCTGATTACTAAAGTTTCATTGCCTCTATCATCTTGATCAACTAGTGACTTTTCTTTTGCTCTAAAGATTTCATCTGTAATAGATATATCACCATCGGTATGCTCTGGAGAAAGTGAAGCCACTGTTTTAGTTTCTTCTTCTGACTCTTCATCATTTTCTTCGGTAGAAGGGTCAGCACTAGAATTCTTTGTTTTCTCTTTTTCGTTTTCTTGTTCCATGTAATCATCATGGCCAGATGAAGTAGGATCCACATCTTGATTATCTTCAGTATCTTGATTCTGATCTTCTGTTGTATCAGGTTCAGGTTTCTGAATAAGCTCTGGTGTATTACTTTGGGTGAAGGCTAGAATATCTTTTACTAATTCTACTACCTCGCCAAATGTTTGAGTGGTTTTGGCTCTTTCTAGGAAAACCATTTCTTCTGAATTAAATGGTACTTCTATAAGAGAACCGAGTTTTGTCTTTAGGTTGATTTTATCAATTAGCTTTACTTGATCATAATCTACATCATCTAATGGGCCGAAGAATTCGTTATCCAATAGCTTCTTGTAACCTTTATTAAAAGAGTTTACTAACCCGGGATATCTTGATTGGACTTTTCTCTCAATCCTTGCATCTTCTATTACATTAATATATGACCTTGGACATCCTTCTAACTTCTCGGGACTATCGTGCCAACCTTCGAATGGAGTTTCTAATGCATGACCAACTTCGTGTCCGATTAAAAGGTCATAAACATCTTTACCCATATCTTTCCATAGTGGAAGACCAAGGGTTCTATTCTTAATATCAAACCAGGCTGTCTTGAAGTTACCATGTCTGATGGTAATATTCTCTTTAGCCAAGAGTTTGGGAAGGATTGATTTCTCATAATTTATCATAATATAGGTTTCTCTTTTAATTTATAAGTATATTATACTACGCATCCAATAGAATGTAAAGAGGTTTTTTCGGTTTTAACCAACTTTTTTCACAACTGTAACATAAATGTAACACAATTGTAACAAAGGCTTATTCAAATTCTAATTCCATCTGATTAGGGCAGAAAGTTCGCTTAAAGTAAAGACGGCCGTCCTCACATTCAATCAAGGTAAATACATCTCCTTCTTTAAAGGGTGTGTTTCCAAGATTAATCAATTCACCTGGTTCTTTATCCATCATCATTAATCCATGTTCATTTATTTGAAACATATATCCTGAATATAACATTACTTTTCCTTTTGTTTGGCCGACCCTTCAGGACTCGAACCTGAAACCTACAGCTTAGAAGGCTGTTGCTCTATCCAGTTGAGCTAAGGGCCGTTAATCTTTTAATTTCTAAGAGTATATTATACTAGGCTTTGCACCTGCTGTAAACAATAAAGTTGGTTCTTTTTTAGATTATTTTGTTATATGTATATAACTAGCTGATCTTAGAGAAGTTTTTATGCTTGAAGAATTCAATCTTTGACCTAAACTTATTCTCTAGGATATCACCTTTGTGAGATATAATAAACACATTGGTTCCATCTTCTAGCGTTGATAGGATCTTCGTTAGATTATCTACCCCATCAACATCTAAACTACTATCAAAGGTTTCATCTAATATAAGCAGATTAGTAGCGGCAGAGTTTTTCATCTTGGCTATTTGTCTCCACGTAAAGAGCAAAGATAAGTCAATTCTTTGTTTCTCTCCTTCACTAAATGATGCATAATTAAAAGTATCTCTGTGACGTGATCTAATAGTTTCATTGAAGTTTTCATCTAAATGGAATGCAACAAAGAAGTCCAACACTTGTAAGTATTGATTGATAAGTCTATTCATTACTGGGAGATACTGCTTAATAACTTTAGTCTTTATGCCGGTATCTTTCAACATCTCGCCAATAACTTCATTGTATGTGCGTTCTTCTACATAGCTGAGTTTCATTTCTGTTGCTTTTTGTTTTGTTCTTCTTAACTCTGTTAGTTCTTTCTTTGCTTTACCACTATCACCAGTCATTTGAGTAAGACTATCTATATCCTTTTGGACTTTATCTATCTCTTTTTGCAGTAATGATATCTTTTCATTATTAGAGTTAATTTTACTTTGACGCTGTCTAAGTGTATTAAGATTGTTGGATATCTGAATCCCTTCCTTTTCTGTGGTATCTACTTCTTTGGCTAGTTTACCGAGCTCTGTTTGAACATCAGAGGCACTGGCTTTAATGGCAGTGATCTTAGTTTCTTTAATAGCTGAATCAATCTCTTGATCACACGTAGGACATTGATCATTATCTTCATAAAAACGAGCTTCCTTTACTAGTGTTTTAATCTTACCATTAAGTGTTTTATCTAGCGACTTAACTTCACTCATTCGTTCCATAAAATATTTATGGTTCTTTTCCTCTTCGGATATGAGTGAAGACAAGTTCTTACCTAGCTTTTGTGACTCTTTAAACGTATCATCTATCTGCTTCTTATACACATCAATTGAATCTCTATTCTTATCAACTTGTTCTTGGTTAAGGGCATCTAGGTTTTTAATATATTTTGATTGTGAGTCAATCTTAGTATCAACCAAATCAATTCTATGGTTAATGTCATTAAGATTATCACGTAACTTAGCATTCTTTTCTTTTAAAAGATTATTCATCTTACTAAAGATATTGATATCCAATAGGTCTTCAATAATGCTTCTACGTGACCAACTAGGTAATTGCATAAATGGAATAAAGGAACTACTGCCTAATACAACAACCTGATGGAATGATTTATGGTTTAATTTAAGGATATTGGTTTCTAAGAATTTTTGAAAATCTCTAGCATTTGATGCCTGATTAATCATATTACCATTCTGCCAGATTTCAAACTTATTAGGCTTAATTCCACGAACAATTTTAAAATCTGAATTACCAACAGTAAACTCTACTTCTACTAAAGTTCCTTTCTTATTAATGGAGTTAATTAACTGAGCCTTTCCGATATCTCTATGAGCCTTACCGAATAGACCAAATGATAATGCATCTAATAGTGTAGACTTACCAGCACCATTTTGGCCAACTATAAGTGTTGATGGTGATTTATCTAAACTAATTTTTATCGCATCTGTCCCTGTTGACAGAAAATTCTGCCACTTACATGATTTAAAATGTATCATACTACCTCTAGGTTTTGAGCCTCTGTATATAGAGTCCTTAATTCAACTTTTAACTTATCTTTTTCAAGATCAGTTTCTACTGCATCGACATAAGAATCAAGAAGGGTCGTAGTATCTTCTAGGGATATTTTCTCGTCCTCGACGCTTTCTCCCAGATACTCTTCAAAAGATTCTGCAATCTTCAACTCATAAGTTTCAATAGATTGTAACCTATCCACAAACTGATCAAACATATATAAGTCATTTTTATTTATAACAATTAATTTGATAAACTTTTTCTCAAATTGGCTTACATCTATCTTACTGTAATCTGTTTTACTATCATCATATATAACCTTTTTAAACATAGTAATAGGATTGCGGACTGGAGTAATTTCTCTAGTTTCTGTATCTAATACATGGAAGTATTTTGGATCATCTACATCGGCCCATGTGAATTCCATTTGAGAACCTAGATAGGTAACATTACCCTGGCTTGATCTAGTATGGAAGTGACCAGATAATACCATTTCAAACCTAGAGAATACATCAGCATTCATTCCGTGTGGATTGGGTATACCAGCCATCATTTCAAACCCTTTTAACTCCAAATGAGCACCAAGGATAGGAGCTTTACAATTCATAGCCCACTTTGTATATTCTTCATAGTTACCATTATTAATCCATGGAATAACTGCAACACCAGTTCCGTCATAATCAATAACAGTAGGTTTCATAATAATATTAACATTACTTGTAAAGTAACCTAAAAGTTCTTTGAGTGAGCATAGTTCATTAGTATTCTTAAAATATACATCATGGTTACCAGGGATGATATCCATAGTAATGCCCATATCTCTCATAGGTTCTAGGAAATGTTTACGATTAGCATTAAGTGCCTTAAAGTTAACAAACTTGCGATGTTCATAATAATCACCAAGGTGCAAGATGTTCTTGATATTATGTTCTTTTAAATAAGGAAAGAATATTTCCTCATAAAATCTTTCTTGATACTTTAGAAAAATATCAGATGAGTTTCTTACCCCACAATGGGTGTCGTTTAATATTGCTACTTTCATATATTATACCATAAAGAGCTCTAGTTTCTCTTTAGCCTTCTCCTCTTTTGCGAATTTTTTAACTGCTTTATCTTTCTCTCTAACTGTAGAAATACGTTGTCTTAATGTATCAACATAGTTCATAGTTTCTGCTGCTCCTGCATCATCCATACCCATAGATACAAAATCATCAATGCCCATCTTTTCAATAAACTTGAACTTAATGTCTTGTTGTTTCTTCTCTTTAGTTATCCTACGAATAAATGCAAAGTAACAGATTTGAGTAAAGTAAGAGAACGCGTTTGGATTACCAGTTCTTGTTGCAGTCTCTATCTTATAGTTACCGATTGCTCTTAAACAATTTTCTACTGCATCCATAACCATCTCTTCCCGATAGGTGTACCGAACAAAGTTCGGTCTATGGGATAGGCCTTCTGCGATCTTAATAAAGCATTTGGCAATGTAATCTGGTACAGTAGGTACGTCAACTCCTTTTTCTGTGTGCATATTACAGTCCTTAACATAGTCTACTACAGCGAGTGAGAATTCCTTGTTATTGACGTAATGTGGCTTTTGTTTAGGTTTCATAATTATTTCTCCAATAATAGTATTATTATACTACAAATTCTGTTCAATGTAAAGAGGTTTCTTTAAATAAATAAGACAAAATAAATTCATTTTTTTTCATTTAGCCCCTTTACAAATGCCGAAAAGTGTAGTATAATATATTATCTCCGGGGGAGACAGGGGTATACTATATTCTTTAATGTATTGTTGGGGGTTTCTTAGGGGTCTCTTCATCATATTCATCATAGGATAGTTCTTTTTGTTCTTTAACCATATCCTGTAATTGTTCTATTCTTTTTAGAAGCTCATCATCCGAGTAGGGCTGTTCTTCATTTATAATAAACTTAGTATAAGCCTCTTCAAAGACTTTGGTAATTGGCACATGCTGTATGCATCTATTCTTATAGAGTTTAAACATATTCTGTTCTGAAAGTGGAAACCAATGGCTGAAGTGTAGCCTACCATATGCATCATAAGCAAACTGAACTGGTCTTTCTATAATATAGTGATCACCATATCTAGTATTCATTACGGCAATTATATCATCACCATTTAATAATTTAAACTGTCTTATTTCCATACTTATATATTTATATCGTATATTTTATACTTAAATTTCTCTTTAGCATATATCTTAATGCGCTCTGCCGCATGAACCAATGTATAATTCTTTCTTGACTTCCAGTGTAGATCATCAGCAATATCAAATACTGTAGTCGGTTTACCATCATCGGTCTTTCTTAATCCTCTTCCGATACTTTGGAGAACCCTAATCTGAGATTTACTTGGTGAAGCAAATACAATATTGTGTAGGTTACGAATATTAATCCCAGTAGAAAAAGTGCCCATAGAGGCGACAATAATCGCGTCACTGGATTTCTCTGTAATCTCTCGTACTTTCTCCCGCGTATCCACGTCGGTCTCTCCTGATACATAAAATAATCTCCTAGTGTTTCTTGGTAGTTTATCAAACTTTTCTTGCAGAAGGTTATGTAGAGGTTTTCCGTGTTTGTCGACATATTGGAATAATATGAGTGTGTTCCCGACATTTTTCATTGCAAGGTTTGAAATGAAGTTATTTCTAGGACCATATTGTACTATGAAGTCCATCTCTTGTTGGTAGTCTCTTTTAGTTTTACAGAATTCATCTGTATATTTTAGTAGTAGTATATTAATATCCAACTGTGCTAAGTCTTGATTATCCATTAGTTTCTTAGTGGTTGTTACTCTATGCACAGGGCCGAATAAACCTTCTAATACTAACTGATGAGTTTGAGTTCCATCCAATGTTCCTGTAGTACCCATTTTAAATTTGGCCTCGGTACATTTTTCTAATATAGCAGTAAGTGATTTAGCCTTAAATGCATGAGCTTCGTCACCTATTACCATACCATACTGCTGAAACCATTCTGCCCTTTCTTTATAGATAGATTGCCATGTAGAGATAATTACCCTTTTATTAATATTGTATTTTTCTCTACCCGCATATATCTTATGACAATTCTCTTCGGTATCCCATTGATCTAATGAAGAATAGTCTATAAAGTCAGAATACATTTGTTCTACTAGTGATGTAGTCGGTACTATAAGTAGGACGTTGTTATCATGGCTATCAAGAAAAGCTCGTAATGCCATGTAGATAATAAGTGACTTACCACTTGCAGTTGGTGATAGTAATAGTGATTTTTTATTAGAAAGTGCATGATGTAATGCCTCCAACTGATAGTCTCTTGGTTTAATTTTATTTCCACCTGCTGTTAGTGTTAACATATTTAATATGTGTTCTATATCAACGGGCTCATGAGTATCTGGTCTTCCGTAGTTAGTAGAATCCACTTCAATAGTATAATCTCTAACATCTGCAAACTCTTTTAGATACTTAAAAAGGCCACAGTAAAGTGTTCTTTTTCTCATATCTAAGAGCCTGATCTTACCATCCCAAATACGATTTTTATATGCAGGCATGAATTTATAACCAGGAACAAAGAAACAGAAGTGCTCTGTTAATTCCATTAGAATACTAGGGTCAGCATCTATATGTAAAAAGGTTTCGTTCTTTTTGGTTACTTTAATTTTGTCCATTCTACATACCAGAAGTAAATTTATGCCAATCTATGGCATTTCTAATAGATTGATGACGCCACTTAATATTTTCCATTATCTCTTTAAGTGTGTCTACAACTTCTTGTTGATAGTGCTGTTTTGCCTGATGTGATTGAATGAGAGGATCTGAATCATACCATTTATCCATATCTCCCTTTAGTACTGTAAGACCATTAAGAGGGTCGTATTCCCAACCTTTATCATCCATTTCTTCTTGTGTTAATTTACCATTATAGTGCATAAACTTCTCTTTAAGTAACACCTTAAAGTCTAGGTCTAATTTCTTTAGTTTAAGTTTATTTACCGTATACAGTTCTAAGTATTTTGAATGTAGTTTGGCTGACTCACGTGATGCATCACCTAAGTTCATTTCATCAATTGTAGAATCTTTTTTCCACATTTCAATTATTTGTTCTAAGTTATTCATAATAATATTTCCAATATAGTTTTATTTATTATACTACAAAAAGTATAAAAAGTAAACCATTATTTAAATTCAAATGTTGAGTAAGCAAATGTAACTGTTGCTTGTAAATACTCTACTTCTCCACCCTGAGTATCAAATGCAAGTTCTGACATTGCAATAGGGAATACATCACTAAAGTGAATCTTCTTTACAGGATTGCTATGAGAGTTAAGAATAATTAATTCTGCATCTTCTGATTGATCTGTTCCACTATCTACTAAACGATGCATCCAGTTAAACATTTCAAGATAATTATCCATATCTTCTGTTACGTTGAAAGTAATAGATAGATCACCAAAGTTAATTCTATCTCCAGTAAATGCCACGTTTGCTCCTCTATAAGGTAAAGGGCTTTCTGCAATAGATAAATCTGGTAAAGAGACTGCAGTGCAAAAATACTCGGAATTAGAAAACTTGTTCCTATCTATACTAAATTGAAATCCAATTGGATTAAGAAAGTTTTTATTTGTAGTTACCATATATGTATTTATACCTTTTATTTACTTACTATTATTTATAAACAAAAAAAGAGAGCCCCTAAGGACTCTCTTTAAAATATCTCTTAATCTGAGATTAGTCGACCATAATGTCGTCTACTCTGAAGATTCTGAAATATGGGTTTTCTCTGACATTACCGATACCGTCAGCAGCAACGAATGGGTTAGCTACCATGCCATATCTAGTTTTGAAACCGATTCTTGGCTGGAAGTCATTTTCCCCAACTGCTTTAACCATTGTTAATGGTACGTATGGGCAGTAGAAAATACCTGCGTCATAAGGATTAGTACCTCTATAACCAACTAAAGCAAAGTCTTCTGTTGCATATGGATCGATATATACTTTTAGTCTTCCGTTAAGAACACCAGCGAAAGTATTACCAGTATCATCAACATTCAATGAAGTTGACAATGCAGGAGTATAGTCCATTACACCAGCAGCTGCAAGAGCAGAAGCTACGTCTGAAGAACAGATTACATAGTTACCTTTTCCTCTTCTTGTTTCTTTTGCAATTACGTTTGCTTCTCTTTCTAGTTGCATGATAAGTCCTTTGAACTTCTCTACCATCCAACGTCCGTCTGAGTCTGTACCCACATCAAACGCACCTTTTAGTGCAACTGATGTTTGTTGAGCACCTAACTTAGCTCTTGACATAACTGTTCTAACCATCTCTCTGTTGATCTCTGCAAGGATTTCAGTAGAAAGAATATTAGCTAGTTCAGCTTCTGCATCTAGACCATGAATTGCTTTAAGGTCTTGAGCAAGTTCCATTGTGTACTCAGCTTTAAGAGCTCTTGACTTAGCAGTAACTGTTGATTTTTCGATTGAGAAAGCCATCTCACCGAAAGTACCATCACCACTTTCGCCAACGCCTAATCTTTCTGCGTCTGCAGTAGCAATACCATTACCAAAAGTAACAGTTGTATCAGCTAGGTTATCACCTAGGATACCATCATTACCTGAACCATCTGTTTCTCCTTCGAGACCAGTTGGGCCAGCAGCGTGAGTACCAGTTCCTGAGAAATCTGTATCAGCTTCATTAAAGAAAGCTTCTGAGCCTCCTTGTGTGCCGTACTTAGATTTCATTGCAAAGATAAGACCAGTTGGTCCAGTCATTGGTTGTACACCAGCAATATCATAAGCGATAAGATTTGGCATTGCTCTTCTTACTAGAGAGATCAATACTGGATCAAATCCTTTGATGTTACCAGCTGTGGCGCCCATACCGGCACCTACGTTATTAGCAGCGGCTGCTTCTGAAATGAAGTTTCCACCTGCTTGAGCTGCTTCTTCTTGAATAGCAACTTCTTGGTTTTCTAACAATCTAGCTGTAACAGCTTTCTTGTATTTATCCTGAATACCTGGAGCACTTTCGTGATCTAGTACAGGACCCCATTTTTCCATGAGTTGTGAGTCTGCATTAAACATGTTTAGTTTCCCCTATATAATGTTTATTGATAATTTTTACTAATAGCTTGTGTGTATCTTGCCATAGAATCAGAAACTTCTGCAGCTGGCGCTGTGTCATTTCCAATAAGACCGTCTACTTCATCGGCTGATTGACTTACTTCTTTTGCAAAGTATGATTCTTTAACAGTTTTAACTTTCATTTCAAAAGTTTCTTTGTTATCAAAATCAATATCTTCAACTAAAGATGCTAACTTCTCAGCTTCTGTTTCAGCTAAACCTAAAGAATTTTCTCTGATTACATTTGCTCTTTCAAGTTCTTGAACGGACTCATGTAGTCTGATATTATCTTCTGTTGATTTATTAAGGTTCCCTTCTAGTTCAGCTACTTGCTCTGATAAATCATCAACAAGGTCTACTTTACCTTCTGGAACATCAATGTAATGCTCTACGAACACTTTTTGAAGTGAAGCCATGAACTCTTCAGCAATTTCGGTTCTAAGACCGTTAGTTACTGAAACTTCATTTTCTTTCATCCAATTTTCAACAACGTATGAAAGGTATGAATCTACCTTCTCTACTAGTTGAGATTGAACTTGAGAAACTTCTTCTTCAAGATTTTGCACATACTCGGCTTCAAGTCTTTCAACTTCTTGAGTAAGTTTAGATGTAAGTACTGCTTCGAAAATAGCTCCTGCTTTTCCTCTGAAGTTTTCAGAAAGAGTAGCCTCTTCTTGTACTAATGCATCTAAGTCTTCATCAAAGTCTACTGACTCTACCTTAGCTTTTACTGCTGGTGCAGGAGACTTCTTCGCCTGTTTCTTAATCGCTTGATCTACTGATGCAATTGATTCTTCTTCAGATGTTTCATCTACCTTTGCCATTTTTGCGTAAAGTTTCTGTGCGTCTTCTTTACGTGCTTTCTTCAACATTTCTACTGCAGCTTGGATAACTCCTGCTTTAGTCTTAGGAACAGTTACAACAGGTGCGTCTTCTTTAACGTCCTTATCTTCATCATGCTCCTCTTCCTCTTCCTCTTCATCAGATTCAGTTTTAGCAGTTTTACCCTCTTCAAGATCAGTTTCCTCGTCTAAATTCTCATTTTCAACAAGCTCTTCTTCTTGAGTAAGCTCTTCACTAGCAATGTCTTCAACCAAAGCGTCTTCTACTTTTTCATTGTCGATTGACATAATGCTCTTCTCCTATATTTTAGAGTTTAGTTTAGAGAGGAAATTTTTGAATGCTCTGATCTCAACGTCTGAGTTGAATCGTTTAGCTTCTTTTATTTCAGTCTCAATTTCTTCAATTTCTTGTGCAACAAGGACACCATTATTCCATACCCAATCTACACCTTCCATAATGCCATCTACGAAAGCACCTGGGGCTGACGGGTCTTGAACAATGTCAACGGTCGCTAACATAAAATCCTTACCGACATGTTGTGCGCCATTCTTGTTTACAAGAGTTCCCATACCACGACTTGAAACACCAAGCTTAACACCACCTTCTAATAATCCTTCAACTATTTTTCCCATAGGGGTACTAAGTATTGATGCTTTTCCAACAACATCATCACCATTCCATTTAAGTTCGGTGATTTTGTGTGAAACTTTATCAAGATTGATAGTCGGTCCATCTGGGTGATTTAATTCACCAACCGCTCTACCAGTCTTTACTTGTTCTTTTACATACTTATTAACAGCCGACTCTAATACGGTCTTGTCATAAGTTCTTTTGTTTCTATTCTCTCTATTGGCCTGCATGAAAACACCTTCAATAACGTATCCTTTCGAACCGTCTTTTCTTGCTTCCTGTATGACCTCAAGGTCAGTTTCTAAATATTCTGCAATAAGCTTCATTCTGACTCTTCTCCCATCAACTTAATGAAATCATTAGCTGATTTTTCTGCTTCTTTTGCATTCTTAAAGTTGTCATCAAGTTTTTCTCCGTCTACATAAACGGCAAACTTTCTTCCTTTTTGAGTAATTTGTATATCGGTTTTCTTTCGTTTACCACCTTTATACTTCTTTACTTCTTTTTCACCAGAACCAATTTTGGCTACTTTTTCTCTAAGTTCTACAAAAGATAACATTGTTATTCTGTTTCCTGTACTTCTGCCTGTCTGTCTTGCATAGAAGATGCTACTTCGATCTTCTTAGCATCAAGGGCTGCTGTCATTTTATCTGCCATAATACTATTAAACGCATTATTAGCAGAAACATTGTCTGAATCTTTCAGACTATTAATTAAGTTTTCAATACTCATAATTTATATTTTCCTTGTTTATATATTTATAAAAAAATGTATTTCAAGACTTAAAAATCATCTTCATCTGACTTGTGCATACCTGCTGCAACTTCAGCTTTAATCTGATCTTCCATCTCTTTCTTCGCTTCATCGTCCAGTTTTAGAATATTTTTAGCAGCCCACTCGTGTGAGATATACTTACCAATATAATCTTCTACTGAACTTAACATATCAAATCTTTCTTTCCATATCTCAGCTTCTTTTAACTCTGAGAAATAGTTATCTTCGATATAATTAAACTGTATTTGTTCTTTCCATTCGTCCCAATCTTGTTTAGTAATAACACCTTTTAATAACAATTGGGTCTTTAATGTTTGTCTAAATAGATCACTAAATCTTTTTCTAAGTCTATCAATAAACTTCTTAAACTTAACTTCATCCCTAGAAATTTCAGTACTTCTACCTAAAGTAAAGTTAGCTTCTTGTTCTAATCTATTTACTGGTACATTCAATGATTTATATAGTTTCTTTTGGAAGTATAAGATATCATCTATCTGACCAAGATTTTCTCCACCAGGCAATGTAGTGATCTCTGTTCCTCGGCCACCTTCTCTTCTTGGTAAGAAGAAATCTTCCAACATTGACATATGCTTCTTATCATCTTTAATATTACCAGTCTTAGCATCATAAACCATTTTATTTCTATATTGGCCCATGATATTTTTAAGATACTCTTCTGCTTTACCTTTAGGTAAGTTACCAACATCAATATAGAAAATTCTTCTTTCTGGCGCTCTACTTATTCTATAGATTACCAGCGAGTCTTCCATCATTCTTAGTTGGTTAACAGGCTTAATTGCTTTCTGTAAGTAACTTAATATTCTTCTTCTACTTGCATCCAATACACCTGATGTGCAATAGATAATTGAATCTGGGTGAATTTTAATGCCTTGATTAGATTTGCCCATTGCTGTATCTTGGAATAAGAAGTACTCTTGTTGCTTCTTAATAATATTCGCACCAGTCTTAGGGTCTTTTTCTTCTTCGATCTCTTTTACTTTTCTTAATTTAGTAGGATCGATATATCGTAATTCTTTGATACCATTCTTTGGATTCTTATCATCAATAATAACGTGATAAGGTAATCTACCATCTACATACCATCTACGGAAGATATCGTGTCCGTAACTATTAAAATTATACATAGAAAGAATATTTGAAAACTCTTCTTGCATAGTTTCTTTTATCTTATCTGAAGTCTTTACTTCATCAAGTACCAATCTAATTGGAGTATCTGTATGATCTCCAACAATCGCCTCATTCATTATATCTTCAATTGCTGCATCACATTCTGGTTGTGTAGAGACATCGCGATATTTAAATATAAGCTCTATCTCATTTTTTGCCTTGTCACCATCTAGGTCAAGATATGCGCCAAAATGGCCTCCTGCCTGAATAACACCAGCACCGTCCTCATCTGTGTTTGGTACAAATGATGGGCGTACAGGCTCCTGTGCCTGTTTTTTTCTATTTATTTCGAAACCGAAAAATTCTGCCATAATTTATCCTTTATAATAATATTAAAAGGGAGGAGAGGTTAATTTCCCCTCCCTCTAATACTATTTATACTAGTTTTAGCTAGTAGTATTTGACTCCCAGTAATTAACCTGAAGTTCAACTGTGAACTCCTCGATCGCATTCTCATTTTCATAAGAAAGGTCGATTGCACTAATGTTACTTGGGAAGGTTCCCCTAAAGTCATATCTCTTAACGGCTTTACCTTCTTTGTCGAGTTGTTCGACAATCATGTCAGCCATATAATCATTAGGGTTAGCTATACCAACGTTTGCTTCGTGCTCGTTAATACCATTAGACCATCTTTCAAATGCATCTCTAATCTTGAAATCTGTATCATTGATAACAGTAATGTTCCAAGGTTCGAATGTTCTGTCGCCAGCCATAATCAACTTTCTTCCTCTAAATGGAATTTCCACTGGGGATAAAATTGAAGCAGGTAGCTGAGCAGCTTTACATAAGAAAGAAGTAAGTTCGACATCACCTTCAGCGTATCCAGGGAAGTTAACTGTTGCTTTGAACATATTAGCCCTAGCTCCACCACCGGTTAGTCTTGATTTAAAATCATCAATTCCTAAAATTGCCATGTCTTTCTCCTATTATTGTCCAGCTATCTCGGAGAATTCAACTCCGGATCTGGTTGCTACAAAGTTCAATGTAATAAAGTTGATAGACCTAGTTGGCTTGACATAGATGTCAGCGACAAACTTATTACCATCAACAACTGCTGGGGTATTATTTGATTCATCACATACTACTGAGAAGTCTGTAACTCCTCTTCGGCCTTTTACATCCCTCATAAAGGGTTCTACTAAGTTTCTAAACTGTGCTCTTGTAAATTCATCATTGAATTCAAATAGTTGTGCTTTAGCAGCAGTACTAATTGCTTTCTCTAATACAATAAACAATCTTCTTACGTTGATTCTATCGAATGCTGAGGCTCTAGAAGCTAAAGTTTTATCACCAAATAGTACTGTACCCTGACCAGGTAATGATACTAATGGATTTACTTTACCTACATAAAGACTGTCTCTCTGAGCTGCAGTTGGGTTATAAGCCAACTTAGTAACTCCAAAGAGTTGTCCTCTATTTACACCAGCCGGTGAGAACCATGCATCTGCAACTCTATCAGTGTTAACTGCAAGACCTGCAATAAGACCACATGCTCCGATCCAAACGTATTGATCATGGTATTTATCATAGACATAAATTGCTCCACCATCTAGTGCTGCATATGAAGAACTAGTTAAACTAGTTTTATATGCTAATACATTGGTTACTGCTGTTGCTGAAGCTTGACCTTTAGTATCTGCTATTGGAGGTGAGATGAATGTCATACAATCTTTTCTATGCTCACATACTTCAATCAGTTTTTCTCCAACTGTATCTGCACCGTTTGCATCAGGTGTACAGAAAAGAAGTGATACATCAACTGTATCTACATCTTTAAATAGTTCTAAACCTGCTAACTTTTCGGCTGCTGCTACATTATCACCATCTGATCCATCAGCTAATGAATCGGCTAGAATTGTAGCTGAAGTTTGATATTGAGCAGCTGGTATTGTAGGAGCTTCAGTGACGGCCGCCAATAGCTTGACTTCTGCTATGGTCTTGCCAGATCTTGTATGTTCTGCAGCTGAAGCGCCGAACCATATCCACTCTGATTGTCTATTAATTACTTCTTTATAATATAATGAAGATCCATTTACATCTTTAGCATCTGAGGCCTGTGATAAGAAACCAAAAGTTTCTAATACTTGTCCTTTAGTGCCTGTAATTAAGCCATCTTCGTCATAGACTACTATATGTAATTCATCATTAACACTAGCTCCATCTTGACTAATTGCATAGTCTGAAGTGCTAGGTGCTTTTTCAAAGTTACCTTTATAGTCCCAACCAGTAAATGCGGCTGAACTAGAGCATACTTCAACTTTTAGACTGTTTCCTAGAACGCCTGGGCATCTAGCAAACCAATCGCCAGTTAAAGAACTCTTACTGATATAATCATCTTCATTGTCAATACTTACAGCAGTACCACCGGTACTTACTGCGTTTTTTGCCCCTGTGTGGGCAACTCTAATTACTTTCAAGGCGTTTCCATACTTTAAGAATGATGCCGCCGTTAGAAAGTGTTCTACGGTATTGAGTTTAGGTGTTGAAAAGATACTTCCTAGTTCATCTTCTGATGATACCAAAGTAATCTGATCGACCGGCCCCCAATGAAATTGTCCGACAAATCCACCAATAGATGATGAAACTGCTGGGACAACATTTGTGGCGTCAATTTCTTTGAATTGAACACCAGGTGAGACTTGAAATGCCATCGCTTTATCCTCTCAATTTGAGTTAGTTAATAAGTTCATAATACGAATTTTCACTACTATTATTTATAAATAACATTATCCTAGTGGTCAGTCGTATCATTACGCTCAGTAACTTTACTTAATATAAACTGTCTATTAGGATTAATTGAAACTTTAAATTTAGTAAGTAATATTCTATTTACTAACATTTCAGATGCAGTATCCTTTAAAGTTAATCCTATTTCAGCTTTGTATTTTTTATTATTAAAGATTAGATTGTGTTCTATAATTGGCCTAACATCAAAAGGTTTTCCACCTCTTCTAGGTTCTGATACACCAACTACTTCACTTCTAAACTTTTTACCATTTTTAACCCATTCTACATAATCTCCATCTGCCTCTAGTTTATCAACGTGTAACATAGTTGCTGATGCAGAGTTTCCTGTATCGAATTTGGCACGAATAGGGTCATTTTCCATACCTTCTAACATTACTGTTTCTATGAATCCTGACTCTTGCCTCATCATAGGCCTTCTATTTAAATCACTAGAAAAGAAATCTATGATAAGACTTACCATATCTTTATCGGACTTTTTGCCTAATATTTTACCACTATTAGGGTCATAGGCATTAAAGTGTGATCTAATTCCTGGGGAACCATTTACTTCTAAAATATGATAATCACTACCAACTTTACAATGATCTACTCCACAATACCAAGCACCTGTAGATCGAGCAGCTGCAACTACTAATTCTTTTTCTTCTTCTGATAAAGAATATGGTCTTGTTTTAGCACCTAAGTGAACATTATTTCTGAAATCTTTGTTAGTATCTTCTCTAACTCTTTCTGCAGAACCAATTATATTACCACCTACAACAAGAGTTCTGACATCTGATTTAATATCTAAGTATTGTTGTAAAAGTAAATCAGCATTATATTTCCACAATGATTGTGCTACTGATACTAGTGAGCCCATATCATTTACTTTAGAAACACCAACGCCTTGAGTACCTGTAAGTGTTTTAATGATTACAGGAAACTTACCACCAATTCTTTTATGAGCATCTTCTATAGACTTCTCATTATTTAGAATAGATGTTTTTGGAGTAGGTATATTATTTCTTTCTAATAATAAAGAATTAGTCATTTTATTATGACATGCTAACATTGCTTCTAAATCATTTACTAAGAAGAATCCTATACTTTGCAAAGAAGATACGATAGCTTGACAAGCTAGACTTTCTAATGCACCTGCTCTAACAAAGATAATAGTATTATGTGTAGTTAATTCAATAGAATTATCTTTACCATCTGAGTTTTGAATAGTAACTTTACCAATCTCAATGTCTGATTGAGATATCCAAGCTTCATCTACATATATTTGATCGAAGGCAATTTTTTTATTATTACATACTTCTTCAGCAATCTCTGCAAAAGTTCCTTCACCTGACTCTTTTTTACCAAGAACAGCAATGTGTAAACCAGTCTGATCTATAGGTTCTTCAAACTCTTCAGGTATAAAATACTCATTAAAATTTTTCATTAGAATTGATTTCCCTTCCATTTTTGTTCAAACCATACGTTACCTTTACCATCTCCTTCACCAGCTGGTACTTCATCACCAGCATCAATAAATCCAAACGGAACCATATCGTCTTGTATTTCTGCTAATCTTTCTTTATATAACATATTCTTTATATCTATATCTGTTAATCCATTGAATACATCAGTAGATGTAAACCACGCAAACATAACTAAATTCATCATTAAGTCATCGTGGTTAGGAGCTATTGCTTGATAACTACTACCCTTAGAAACAAATGTACTCATTTCTATAATTGTTTGTGCGTCGTGTATAATAAGTTTCTTCTGTTCTATTAAATCTTTTACTGTTGAACATCCGATACGTTTTACTCTTCTGGTCATTGTAGCACCAATTGCATTTGCCTTTAAAGAAGATTCTACAAACATATGCTCATATTCTAAATCGTAATATAATCCATTACATACAACTGCACCTTGATCATTACTTTCTATAACAACATATGCTTCATTATACATATTGGCGTATTTATAAATCATATCTGGTAATAACATAGGTGATATATTATTATCCCTAAATATCGCCACCTGTTCAAACACTGCAGCTGAAACATCTATAATTGTAAAGGTAGAATAATCTTGGCCTCTCCCTTTACAAACATCTACTGTCATGATATAATTATGATCTGGTATTGGATCTTTGTAAATAAATATATTTTCTTTATACTTAATAGGGTCTATAGCTACTTGAGATAATAAATGATTAGCATCTATTAAAGTATTACCACGACCATGAAAAGTATTTCCAAACTCTTGCTCAAATTGTAATGCAGAAGTATTACTAATTGTTTCTTCTTTCCAGTTATCATCTCTGCCTGGAACATCCCACCAATCTACTCTAAAGGGTTTATACTCATTTGTTCCTTGAGATGCCCCTTCCCATATCTTGTGATATATATTACCAATACCATTCGCAGTAGAAGTAATAATTACCTTAGTATCTTTACCAGAAGATACCACTGGATAAGTTGATGTATAGAATTGTGCATCATTCTCTACAAAAGCAAACTCATCCAGAAAAAGTAAGTTAATGGATAAACCACGAATAGATGAGCCACTCGTTGCTGATGCCATGATCTTAGAATTATTACTAAACTCTATAGAACCTTTATTCAAAGCCTTACAGCCAGGTTGTAAGAAAAAGGGTAAGTTCTCTAACATTAGAGTCACCCTTGCCAACATCTCCCTTGCTGTAGCGCCCTTATTTGCAAGTACTGCAATAGTCTTCTCTGGGTGAAAACATGCATACCATAGTAAATAAGCAACCGATGAAATAGATTTACCACTTTGTCTACAAGCTAATACTATACTAAATCTATTTTTATTAAAGTGATTAAACATCTTTTCTTGATAATCATATAGATCAAAGGGTACTAAACCTTTATCTAAAGATATAACCTTAAGATATTTTCGAGCAAAGTATGCAGGATTTTCCATGCATTTAGCATATTCTAATACTTCATCTTTCGTGAATTGAGTCTCTACTCCATCACGCTTTACCGAAGGGTTACCTAAATAACCAAATTCGTTATTCTTTATTCTCTGCATCAATCACTCTATCTCTATCAAGTAACATCTTTTGTAAATCAGTAGTACTACCTACAAATACATTATTATTGGTTACTCTCTTAGCATCATCATCTCTTTTTTCATCTTTTAAATCTTTTTTGGCCTTCTGTAATGCCATTAACTTTTCTGTAGTATCACTAATATCTTTTATAGATTTAGATAATACTTCGAACGCCCTAGGATGTTCTGATTCTCTTGCAAGTTCAGCAAGAATATCTAGTGACTTAGTACCAGTGGCAATTAAATCTCTATATGTATCCCTAGAAAATTCATAATCATCTTTTATATCTTTTTCTTCAGCTGGAATGGCTGGAACATTTACCTTACTCTTAGTCGGTAAATTCTTTTGCAAAGATGCATTCAACTTATCTCTTTTATCCATTAATCTTGTGCAGGACTTTCATCAATAGTTGTAGTTACTGTAAAATTATCTGCAGTATCTGTACTACCTACTGTAAAGTCCATCTCCTCAAATCTATTGGTATCATTATTAGTACCAAATTCTTCAAAATCTATATTAACTTCTCTAATGATATTAGCATTATCATTAACTGGTCCATAAAACTTCATCTTCATTGTAAAATCTAATTGATATATAAGCACTCTTCGTGTAACGTAATCACCTTCGTAATCATCTTGAATATCAGTATTAGTAAGTACAACAGGAACATCTTGTTTAAAATCAAAGCCATCTACAGGTTTTATAGTGACAGTATAATCTGGTTGGAAGTATGGAAGTATTTGTTCCATAATTTGTAATCCATCATCTTGGTTTTTAGCCATTATATAAAGTGACATGCCTATATTATATGGCGTATAGAACCCTATTTTCTTTTTCTTTGTTACATCACTTCCGTGGGATTCTATAATAGAACTTAGTTTATTTAATTTAGTAGCAGTATCTTGTGATAATGAAGTTATTTCAAAAGCCATTCTAGGTAACTTTAATGCAATCGATGCATCGATATTAGTGTCCTGATCTAATCTTGAAAGAAACTTTTGTTTTGGGCCATATGCAAGTGGAACTTTTTGTTGAGAAAGAATACCGCCATTTCCGTCTTTACGGACTACTGATATATTATTAAATAGAGTACCGAATACAGCTACTGATTTTCTAAGAGTAGCATGATAAAAATGATTTCCGAACATTAGTAACTCTCCGATGGATCACCAAACGGATTAGTTTCCGTAAAGTCTAAGAAGTTATCTGCAAAAGTTTCTATTGCTACATTCTGTGCAGCACCATCATTTGCAAATACATTATTTGTATCATTATCTCCAATATCATAAACTTTAGTGATAATGCAGGTACTACCACTAGTACCTCCAATTAGCGGTTTACTAGCGGACGCTACGAACTGCCTATAAGATTCTGAGCCAGAGACACCTATACCTGATACTGATATACTTCCAAGAGCATTTGATGTTTTAGTAAGAGTCTGTACTTCTCCGAAGATTTTTATCGCAGGAGTATTACCGTCTGCTGGTACTAGTTCTTGTGTTACTATCTCTGATTGTTCAAAGTGATTACCATCAGTTACAGTTAAGTCCATTGCAATCTGATATGCTTCAGCACCGGTCTTATCATCAATCTCTGCGATACCAGTTTCAAACTCTTCATCAGAATACTCAAAGAGAGCACATGTAAGTTTATAAACAGGTAGATTAGATAATTGGTAAAATGGTTTATCATCTTCTACATGAGATATTTCAAAGAAAGAATTGGTCATTGGTAAGAAGAGT